TCATTCGGGCGGCTTTTGCAGCAGGCACGCATTTGGGGTACTTTCTTTTTGATCCACTTGCAGATTTTCTTCCACATGGTTTAAAACCTCCACCTTTTTTCTTTGCTCCTATATCCACCCACTTTTGAGAAAACCACTTTTTGAGGCCTCCCTCACTCATGTACTGGATATTTTTTTGCATTACATTAAATCTTTGTAATAATCTGCCATTCCACCTACAGTATAGCCTTTTGCAGGATTGTTAAGTTCAGCTTTTAAACCACCTTTATTAAAAGGTTTAGCCTGTTTTTTAATTATACTTGTTGCTGTTTCAATATCTTTTTTAGTCATTCTATCTTTATTTTTCCTTTTTTTAAGTCTATCTCTGTATCTTTTAAATTTGTTTTCTATAACCCCTACTTTACTTTTAAATTCTCCGACTGTACCAGTGTCAGCACCACCACCTTTGTTCATAGTTTTAATTGGACCTTGAGTGCCTTGCATTTTTTTCTTGTAAAGTTCAGCAACTGTTTCTCCTGGCTTAATATCATCCATGCCTAGCATCTTAGAACTTTTTTTCTTCATAAATTTTTTTGCACCTAATAATCCTGCACCCAAAGCAATAGCACCTATTGCAGCTTTCATAGGTTTAGGACCTTTGAAATCTTTTCTTTTTACTCCAGATGGATCTTTGATTTTACCTGCACAAATTTTACTAGCATAGGCATTAGCATATGCTGACGGATAAACTTTAAATTTTCGCTTCGCTGCGGCTTTACCTCTTGGACATAGTTTTGTCATTTATTTTTTTCCTCCTCTAAATATCTGTGTTCCCTTTATACCATATATACTCGCAACGACAAGGATCCACAAATTTGTGAACCAGGTCGGCAGCTGTTGGAATTGAACAAAAAATTCTTTTATTTTTGCGGACGCACCCGGATCGTCCGAGAAGACCCCCCAAGCAATCACTAGTATGGGAAGCGTTAACACGACCAACACGAACTCGTCTTTCCAGTCCGATTGCCTTGCCTCTAAAAGTTTGCCCTGGTACTCGCTTTCACCTCGAGCCATCTTAGCTGCATGCATGTGTTGTGCATCTGCCATAGCCATTTTAGTTTCTTGTTTCTTTTTATAGATATGACTAGCTGCGTTTAATCCCAATTTTAAGGCACTGAACCACATGTTTAAATTTCTCCTTACGTCTTTTACTTAAATAATCTATCATTTTATCAATCGTATTTAAAGCCCCCTTACCATTGATACGCCATCTCCAAGTGTCTTTATGATGTTGTTTTCTTCTTTTACAGAGATAAAAAGCACCGCCAAAAAAGTCATGAAACCTTTTAACCATGTCTTTATCTGTCATTTCTACAGAACAGGCGAAGTATTTTTTGGTTTTGAGCTTTGACCATATACCAAAACTACCCTCTCCATCAAAAACACCTGCTAAAAATAAAATTTTTTCGTTTTCTGCTAGATTATCGTAAACCGATGAACTTTTTTCCGGTAACTTGTATGTCTTTAATCCCTTTGATATCAGATTTAGCTCCTGGTTCTCTATGTGGGCATCCTCCTGCTTTTAAACCTTGTGGATTAGGTCCTGATTTAGGAGGTGGCCCTGATTTCTTACCACCGCTTAGTCCTTTTTTATTTTTTTGCATCTATTTTCTCCCTCGCTACCTCTAATCTCTCATCTGATTGCTGATCTTGAGTTGCTAACCTGTCATAATCAAATTCTAATCTGTCAGCAGCTCTTTTATTTTCTTGATCTTGTTTAAATTGTGTTTCTTCTGCTTTTCTCTGCATGTCCATAGCTCTTAAATCAACTTCTTGCTGTTTTATTCTTACTAATGGATCTTGTTTAGCAGCATTTGCCTGCATTTCTGTTTGTGCAAGCTCTGAAGTTATCTGTGCAGCTCTTTTTGCTACTTCCGCATCAAACATAATTTGAAATTGCTCAGGATCTGCTTGCTGCATTTCTATCATTTGTGGATTTTGTGCCATGTTTGCCTTAACTTCTGCTCTAGCTTTAAATGAAATATGATCAGATATATGTGATTGTAATAAAGCATATACCTGAGGGTTAATTTGAACCATTCTAGTTGCCATAAAAGCCATGTGTGCAGAGATATGTGCGTCATGATCTTGAAATTCAAACGCAGTCAGTAGTCTCATCTGTAATGCACGTGCATTTTCTTTCGCAGGATCCATTGGTTCTGGTTGTTTTGGTGCAGGTTTTAAAATTGTTTCAATTTGTTTGGTGCCAAGTGCCTCGTAAACACGTCTGTAAGCTTCATGTATGTTATGAATTGCAGGATTTGTTTGTGCTATTTGTAATTGAGTCTGTGCTAGGGTCACTCTTTGCGCCATAGACATAATATTTGGATCTGCAACAGGTAAAATATCGACTCTTCCATCAAAATCTGCAGATTTAATTTGTCTTGGGCCACCGTAAACATCATACGGATACTCTGGTGGTAAAAACTCACCACAAATTCTGGATAAAATTTTAAATTCTAACCTCATTGCATAGTAACAACGCTTGTGTACACCACTCATAACACGTGAACCACGTTCCATTAACGCAATTGTTGTTCCAACTGCTCTGTTTTGAGTGTCATTACCTACAGCTGTGTCTGTAATCGCAGCAAATTTTTGTCCTGCTTGTACTACAAAGCCGAGTAGATTGTATAAAGTTACACTCGGCTCTGAGAAAGGTAAATTAAAAAACTGATCTCTGATGTTACCGCCTGGTGCATCTACATCTCTAAACTCTCCAGGTTGTATTGGTTGGTCATCATCTCTTACTCTTATGCCTCTAGATTTAAAACCTGCTGGTAAATTTTTTAATGTACCAGCATCAATCAATTGTCTTAATGCTTGTGTAGCTGCGGTTGATAAACCACCTATCATGTGTGTTAAACCAAAACCATAAAAGCCAAGACCAGGTAAAAATTTGTAATGAACAAAAAATTCTACTCTTGAATAATTTATATCGTCTGGTCTGTAATTTCTATATATGGATAATATTTCACCTGAGCCTTCATCTATAGTAACAACGTAAGGTATTTTTATTTTTTTTGCTTTATCATCAAACTCCTCATATTCATCTAAATTTAAATCTACATGCATTTCTAATATTGTGTGTAGATAATCTCCACCTGTGCTTTTAACTCCCTCTAGTTCATTAATTTTTTTTGATAGATTGTCTTGATCTGAAGAGCCTTCTGTTAATTCTATGTCTCTATAAAAACCTGCGGCTTGTTTTTTTACAACTTCATTTTTTGTCATCTTAATGACATGAGTAATTCTCTCACAATCTTTCAAATCAGATGCATAGTAAGGCACGACAATATCTTCAGCTGGTATAAATTTTGAAACGGGTCTTCCTAACAATTCATCATAATATACTTTTTTAAATGTTGAGCCTGATAAAGGTAAGTAAAACAACATCTGGTCCATGTCAGTTGTGTACTCTTCCATTTCTTCCATAAGAAGATAATTCATATATTCTTTGACACGTTCTGCTTGTTGTTCTACTGCAGGTGTTTTTAAACCAACTGTTTGTGTTCTTACAGGGCCATCACTTGGAACTAATTCTTTATAAGCTTGTGCCTGAAATTGTGTAGTTGCTTCAGATAACATAGGGTGTGTAACATTTGATGCACCTTTGAATGGTCTAGTTACATTCATGTATTTTGTACCTAGTAAATCTAAACCTTTTATGTATGCGTCTTCCCAATCTTTTCTTGAAACTTTATCTTTTTTATATTCCTCGACTAACTCTGAGGACATTTCTCTTAACGTTCTCTCATCAATATTTTCTGCTAGATTTGCATTAAAGTCATCTTGTGGTCTTTCTTCAACAACCTCTTCACCCTCTACTTCAACATCTACAGGTAAACCATCAGGTTGTTCAATTACCTCTTCAACTTTAGCATCCTCTGCAATTATTTCTTCGTTCTTTTCTACAGCCATGTTCTATTGTACCTCATAGGTTTGAATATATCTACCACAAGTCCCCCAGCTCTCTTGTACGTTTTTTGAGTGCCTCTCATCAATTGATTTACTTTAATAGCAAAACCATCAAAATACAAGTTTGGATTATCTGGAAGAACAAGTTTATATCCTGCTTTAGGATCTTTAACTGCATCTGAATGATATGTACTTGTGATACTTTTTCCTGAGAGTTTGTGTTCTTTAGGGTATTTAAAAGTATCTTGCGCTATTTTTTTGTAAGTTAGTTTAGGATCTGACAAAGACATTTTTATAGGTCCTGCCTGCGATCCGTACAATCGTGCAACTTTTTTCATGAGATTCGGCAACACTGCAGTTCCACTTTTATTAATACCTTTACCAGATGCGTAACCATAAAATCTTTCATTACCTTTTTTATATCCTTGACGAAAACTCAATTTGTCAAAAGGGGCAACGGCAACATAATCTACATTTTCTCTAGCTGCCTTTTGCAGTAAATATTTTAGAGAATGATCACCATATTGATCTGCTTCCACCATAGGAAAATAATCAAATTTGCCTTTTGACATACCTTTAATTTCTTTTGAAATTTTTGCTAATTGATTAGTCAAAGTAGATGCAGTAAAATTATCTCCTCTATCTAATGCTTTGGCTGCAGCATCTGCAAGTTTCACTCTTTCTCCTAATAATACTTGCAACTCAATATCTTTTTGAAATGGATTAGTTCTGTTAACACCATCTAATTGTTTAAATTTACTTAATTGTTTTGCAATCTTTTGATTCACATCAGATTGTATTTCATTTATCATAAAAACTTTTTTTCCCTCTGGGGTAAACCTAGTGTCAAATCTAACATGGTAGATATTGTTAAATTCTTTTGGAAGCACTTCACTAAAATGTCCGCCAGTATTAAAAGGTCTAGTATTAGAAATTATTGGCTCATCTAAACCCATTATTGTTTCCTTATAATCTTTTCCTCCCTGTAAGGTATAATTGGTTTCATTTTTATAAAATGTTTTTGTATTTTTTAAGGGACTTACACTTTCGGTTATTTCTCCAATTATTTTGTTTATTGCTTTTTTTTGATCAGGCTGAAGAGACTGAGCATTTCTTAAAAATTTTAAATCATCTATAGCAGCTATTAATGCAGAATTGTCTCCTGGTGTATTTTTTAAACCAGCAAGACTATACCTTGTATTAGCAATTGTTTGAGCAACTTGTTCGTTACCTTGATTTTTAAATTGGTAAAACAATTTGTTCAGTATATCATCCGCTTCAGTAATTTTTTTGGTTACTTTTTCCATTACATTTGCAGGCGTGCCTAATTCTATTGGTCTAAGCCTATTTAGAGGATTTAATTTAATAAAAGAACCTATTTCATTTGCATCAAATTTAATCCCAAATTTTTTTGCAGCAGCTAAAATACCACCAGTTAAATCACCAGCTTCGTTGAACACAGCTAAGTTTGTATCAAATAATTCTTCTTTTGATATATTTACTTCTTTGCCAACAAAAGGTCCTGAATCATACTTAAATCTTTTGTCAGCTCTAATTGTTCTAGTAGAGGGTTTACCAAACACTTTAAAATTTTCTTTACGTGTGGACGTTAAATGATCCACCCACTCATCAGCGGTGTATTTTCCTCTTCCTTTTTTCATAACCCAATCGTACGTGGATGAACCAAAAGCAGGAGCAGTATCATCTCCCATCTGCAGTGCTTGTGTTTTTTTGAGAACTATTGGTGGATCTTTTAATTCTTTTACAGCTAACTCTTGTCCGGTGGCCTGTGAGCCTTTACCTTCGTAAGTTAATAGTTTTGTCTGTTGTCCGGTAGTCGGTGTCGCTGATTCTTTTCTACCTCTCAGCAACCTTTGACCAAATCTTAAAAGACCCTTTAGGGACATAGTCCCTCCTAGAACATTTTAGTAGGTTTTGTTCTCGCCATTCCGCCACCTCTGGCTTTAATCATTTGACCTTTTTTCATCATACCCATAGGTCGTTGCATCATGCCACCGCCCATTTTCTTTTTTGGCTTAACTAAAGGAAAGACACCTAAAACTTTATCAAAAGATTTTTTACTTGGAATTAATTTACCTTTTTTGTAACCCATGGGTCTATTCATCATGCCGCCACCCATTTTTTTCTTAGGTTCTTCTTTTTTCTTTTTCATTTTTGATTTTAAAGCTTGAACGCCAGCGATACCAATTGCTATTGGAATAAGAAGTCTTTTACCTAACTTTACAGACTTAGCTTTTTCCATAAATCTTTTTCTTCCCGCACCAGTTTTCTTATCAATTATTCCTGCGTCCTGTGCTTTCATCTTTGCATCAAAAGAGGTACCGATAGGTTTCACAGATTTTTTTGGATCAACACCACCTAATGTAAGTCTTCTTTTTAAAAATTCACTTGCCGATCCCGTACGTTTAGAAAACCTACCTCTTCTAGCTTTCATAACTTTACCTGGTTTCATCTTTTCGTCTTGTAAACCTTGACCTCTACCTTTTGCTTTTTCTTTTCTTAGGATAGCAAAATCTTGTGCATCAATTCTGTTATTTTTATTCTTGTCTAATTTTGCTTGTCCACCCACAAGCATTTTATTCATCCCACCTTTTTTCATAGCTAAATCACCTGGTCTATTACGTACAGAACCAGTCATTGTGTTTATTACTCTACCATAGGTGTCTTGAGTGGTTTTTAATTTAGGAGATCCTCCTTTTAAAATTTCTTTTTCAGCAACATCTCTAAATGTTTCTGAAGGTGTATTTTTTCTTGTTGTGATTATTATAAGTGGATTTTTACCTTTTCTTACAGGTGGCATCTTTCCTCCACCAGGGCCAGCTATTGGTCTAGGTGGCTGAGTTGGTTTTCTCCCAGTGCCTCCTCTAGGTCCACTCTTTCTTCTACCCGCTTTTCTTCTAGCTTGCTGTTCTTCTCTTTGTTTTCTACGCACTTCAATAAGTTTCAATGGCATAATATCTCCTAATAATATTTATATTCCTTTTCTAATTTTATTGGTGGGTCATCCCAATCATCAGAATAGGTACTTACAAATCCACCTTGCCGATATCTTAACACAGCTTGGGTCATGCTGTCTACATAGTCATCATACTGACCATTAGGAAACGCTGCACATTCCTCAATAACTTCTTGTGCAAAGTGTTCATCTGTCGGTGCATACACCATACCAGACTCAAACACAGGAGCACAGCTATTTATACGTGTATGTTTATCTCTGCCTCTTGCAGGCACATAATCTATTACAGGTATACCTGCACGTCTCAGTTCGTGTATTAGAGGTTGCCCTGAAGCTTTAGCCTCAATGATTACGGTTTCCGGTTCCCAGTATTGATATTGCTCTAGAGCTACATTTTTAAGATCTGGAAAGTCATATCTACCCTTCATTGCATCTAAAAGTATTATGCATTTTTCATAACCTTCTACGGGCTCAAATATTCCCCACGTAGTGATCGCTGAATAGTCTGCAGATTCTTTTTTGGAAAATGCAGTGTCATAACTTTGTATGACATGTAGTAGTTTCGGCAGATACTCCTCATTCCATTCTTGCCACCATTCACGTTTTATAATAGCTCCCTCTTCTGAAGTTGGGTCCTGCATGTATTGTGCATTCCAGTTTTTCGTTGAGATAGATGCTTTAACAGAATCTAAATCTTCTTTAGACCAATACTCAGGCCATACAGGTTTATCGTTTGGTAATATTGCAGGAAACTCTATTACTTCCCACTTGTCTGCTTTTGGCTCACTTTGTGCCTTGATGAGCCTTCCTGTAAGATCGTCTACCGCCCAACGGGTCATGACTACTAGAATACGGCCACCGGGTTGTAAACGCTGACGGGGTCCTGAACTATACCATTCGTAAGCTCTGTCCATTGCTGAGTCTGACATTGAGTCTTGTTCTGTATGTGGGTCATCTATAATTAATAAGTCTGCACCACGACCTGTAATCGAACCACCGACACCAGCAGCAAAATATTCACCGCCATGATTTGTTTCCCAACGACCTTTAGCTTTAGAGTCTTCTCTAAGTGTAACGTTACCGAAAATTTGTTTATACTCTGGTGTGTTCATAAGGTTACGAACCTTACTACCAAACCTTGAAGCAAGTTCAGCATTGTGTGATACCTGCATTATTTTTTTCTTTGGATACTTACCAATAAACCAAGCAGGAAAAAGATAAGATGCAAATTCAGATTTTGTATGCCTAGGAGGCATATTAATGATGAGCCTCTTTGCATCACCATCAGCAATATCTTGAAAAGCTTCACCAATAATTTGATGGTGCCCATATTTCTTTGGGTCCTTTGTTTTTCTGTAGATAAAATCTTCCCAAACAGTTTCTGCAAAAATTATAAAATTATCCTGGCATAACTTGATCCACTGTAATTGCTTTTGCAGGATAATGTCTTTTAATTCATCTTCAGTTAAATTTTGTAAATTCATACCGTTTGGGTCCCTAGTATATTTATGTATATTGCTTTGTAAAGCGTTTCGCTGTTTGCACAGGGTAACCTGTGCGTGGTTGATTCGTAGATTTTTAAAAAAGCAGGTTGTTGTAGATTATGAGCCTTTTATGGCGTGGTGGCGTAGCCACGCTAGTGGCTACGCTATTGGTTTATTCTTGCGTTGGCGTTAGCTGTTGTACCAATGTTGAGAATTTAGTGAGTATATTATTTCTAAACTCATCAACAACAGCGTTGCCTTGATTTTCTAATATGTGTTTCTCACACTCGCCCATTAATAATTGAAACATAATCTCATAGTTGAGTTGTTTCTTTGCTCCATTATTAATAAGCATATCAGATAGTTGAGTTGGCGATTTCTCGCCAACCCTTTTTGCTAATACTTGGGCAATGTTGATTAAACTATTGTTGGGCATCAGCATCACTCCCTATTGCTTTGTACTCTTGATATTCTATTTCAGTACAGAACTTGTTGAATAAATCATTGTGAGCAATTTTGAAATTTGCTGTTTCAAATTTCTTACGCTTACGATTTATTTTTTGTAACCCATAATTATTGCCATGTTCATCTTGAACAATAATCAAGTTTTGATTAGACCTATCAAACACATCAACAACATTCTGTTTCATTGTGTCTAACTCTTTATTCAGTCTATTTGCTTTTAGCTTTAATTGAGCATAGGCAAGAATAACTTTTTTTTCTTCTTGCTTAACTCTCTTTATTGCTTTTGTCATATTGACCTCTTTGTTAAGTTTACAATCTTATGATTGCAATGATGTCTTATCAAATCCCATAACTATTGCAACAGCTAATTTAACTTTTTTTTATCTTTTTTATTAATCATACCAATAATTGTTTCTGGTGTGATTTTTACCCCCTTTGGCTCAACCTCTAATTGTGCGTCTATTTCACCAAATAATTTTTCTATCATCTTGGTGAAGTCCTGCTGGTGTGCCTCCCCAGCTTTTAACTTTGTAATAGTTTTTTTCTTTTCTGCACGAGAACGAGGCGAGGCGACATCTGTCGCCTCGCTTTTAATTTTAAACTTCATTACCAACTACACCAATATTCAACGACCTTTTTATCGTTGATTGCCTGCTCACAGAACTTTAAAAATTTAATGTCCTGCTCTTTATACTCCTTGACGCTTTCCTCTTGAAACTGCTGTCCCCAGAAAAAACCATCTTCAGCGACATAGTCCTTATAGCCCTCTTGTATTTGTTCGGCTAACTCTTTAGCGACTTCTTCGGTTATATAAACGGGTGCATCTTGGTCAGCGTTAAAACCTAGATGAGCAAGATGTCCCTCGTGCTTATGGTGTTTGTTTTGCTTGTCCCACATAGCCGACATGAACTGCTGAAGTCTTGCATGCTTTCGCCATACAAAAACTTGTTCATGCTCTGCCTTACTTTCCTCTTCGTTGTCAGAGTAATACTTTTCCCAATTTACTTTATGACCTCGAAGATGTGCGTGTTGGTCTAGTCCCATAACTTTTCCTTTTGTTAATTGTTAGTTTGTTCATGCTCTTATCAAATCCCATGTATCAATACAACAATTATCTTTTAGAACCATTCTAAACTACGAATCTATGTGTTTGCATTTACATCTGCTGCTCAGGCTGAAGGCTCACCAGCAGCTCCTGGAAGCACGTGCAGCTCAGGCTTGAACGAGCGAGAGTCATCCGAAGGCACCAACGAGGGCGAGGACGACAGCTGCTGCTAAGGCCAAGGCAAACGTTGGCCACAGGAACAGTATAACAAGATATATTAGCAGCAAACTCAATCTTCGTTCTCCTTCACCAAGCTTTCTTCCCAGGTATTACCTGCAGCGATGCACGGTGTGCCGGGCCCGCCAGTCAAGGCATAGATCTTACCGGGGCGAGGACCAGGATCCTTAGGTACGGCATCTTCCTTTCTCCAGCCATCCGGTGGCGCATTCTCCTTGTTAACTTTCTTAATTAATTTATCGAGCTTCACTGAGATCCTCCTTTGTTAGTTTATGTAGTTACATAAGACCTGATGGGAGATATGTCAAGAACTTTTTTTATCAGTTCGTCACCACCTGTGCTGCGAAGGGAGCTCCCCCAGCACCAGCTTCTGCAGCCAGTGCTATCCTAGTAGAACGAGGACGAGGCTTCGGTATCCTTTGAAACGAGAACGAGATCCAGCTGCAGGGGATGCCGTTTCTTGCCCCCGCTAACTAACAAAGAGGGAAAGAAAAACGAGGGCGAGAAACGACACGAGCTTCCCTGAGAAGTCACCCCCCAGCTGCAGATCCAGGGGGCCCCTGATCTGTGTCTATGAACGAGAACGAGGAATGAGGTCTTGAAACGAGAACGAGCTTCACGCTGCCTCCCGGAGAAGGTTCACCAGCTCCTGCTGCACCGTTGGCCATTGTAAAGGGAACGAGAACGAGCGACACGGCACCAGTGAACGAGGATCCGTAAACACGGACACTGGTCTGTAGAGTTTAAGAGACCTCTTCGAGAGGGTCTCTTTCAAGATAAAAACATTACCACCTGCCTTGATATATTTATTAATCCATACTATTTGCCATTTATTAAGCTTAGGATAACTGAGTTGATCTGATTTTAATTCAATCCAAAATATTCCGCTTTTGTGAACACCATGAACATCAGGAACACCATTGATTGTGCTAGTTTCTATGCGGGTTAAATAGCATTCAGTCAGGCCTTTTTTAGTTCTATGCCATAGTAATTTTTCTTGGTTTATATTTCGTTTCATCAAGTCAGTTTTTTTATATCTTTGATTACAGAGTTAGGGATAACAGTGGTATTTCCAATTGACTCAATACTCTTACCATCATCACCAAATGAGTAATCACCAAATACCCTAGTAACACCTTTTGT